GAACCCACTACCCGCTGGCGCAGCGTTTTCCCAAGCACTTCCGTTGTAAATTTTTAGCTGATTTGCTGTCGTGTTGTAGAATAAATCGCCTTCGTCGAGACTAGTTGTAGGGTCACTAGAGCCTGTACGGTATTGGGCTGCGAAGTTGTTGACGCCGCTGATGTTGCTGGCAACGGTATTGACGTTAGCAATCGACCCGCTGACATTTCCAATATCCGTTGCGTCTGCCGCTACTGTGGACACTGCGCTGGAAATTCCTGCGACTGTGTTGACGTTACTTACAGCACCCGCAACCGTGTTCACGTTACTTACAGCACCCGCAACGGTTCCCAAATTATTGACGTTTGTAGTTGTCGCAAGTTGATTGAGGTCACTTACAAAATCACTGGTAGCAAGTTGATTGAGGTCCGAAACAATATCTGATGTTGCTAATAAATTTACGTCTGAAACAATATCTGATGTTGCTAAAGTATTTAAGTCACTAACAATGTCACTCGTCGCTAACGTGTTTAAGTCCGACACAATGTCACTTGTTGCCAACGTGTTGATGTCGTTAATTACGTCTGTCACCGCAACGGTATTAAGGTCACTAACAAAATCTGAAGTAATCAAACTGGCTTTACCAGCGACTGTGGTTACGTCTGATGAAATCCCTGCGACTGACGCAATGTTTCCAACGACACCACTAGCTGCAAGTGTGTCCATGTTTGATACGTTGCTTGACGTTCCCAACGCGGCGATTTCTGTGGCTTTCCCAGCAACCGTGTTGACATTGGTTATGGCCCCAGCAACCGTATTGACGTTACTGACGGACCCCGCCACGGTGTTTAGGTTCGTGGTGTTCAACGCATTGAGTTGTGTTTTGTCGCTTGTAGATAACCAAGTGTTTTCTAGGTAGTTCTTGGTAACAGCATCTTGGGCATTTGTGGGGTTTGTTACGTTCTTAATGGGTTTGCTTTGGGCTTCCCACTTACCATCGGTATCTAGGATAATCGACTGTGCCGCTGTGTCTGCGGCTTCCTGTGCGATGAAGAAAATCTGGTCAGCGGAGTTATCCAAATCGGCTTCCGAAAGAACGGACCCATCCTGAAAATCCACAACCCTAGTTGCCGAAGGTGTTGTACGGCTAATCCTTATGACCGCACCGTTTGCAGGGTGGCTACCGAAGACAATGGATTGTGTGGTTGCAAAGCTCCAATGGGTAGTTAGGTTTTGCGTTACACCGTCTACAGTCACACCTATGTCTGTCTGGTTGAGATAAGGGAAACTGAAGGCTAGAGTCTGACTAGCAGACCCATTGGATGTTATTTCTACATATGAATTTGGCATGTTTGTTACCTATTAGTTTCCCTTAAGAGTTCACCCGCTCTATCGTTTATTTTCCTGTTGGTTACTTCTTTCCATAAGTCAGGATATTTTCTCATAACCTCATCCCTAGCGGCCCTTCTGTATTGCGAAAGAACTTCAGTTATTGCCTTGGTTTCTCTTGTGAGATTGACCCCATCGTAAACCGCTTCGTCAGTCCTTCGGTAACGAGGGTCTAGGATAGTTTGTTCCAAGGCTTGCATGAGGTTTTGCCCGTTGTATGGGTTCGTCAGTGTACCCATTAATTTATTGAAGTCTGCGTATTGTTCTGTGTTTAACTTGACGCCTTCAAGACGCCTTGGTGGTCCTCTAAATCCATAGTTAAGACGCACCAACTCAGACCCTACAAGCTCCGTAGTTTTGTCAGGGACAACGGGAAAACCTGTTGAGAAAGCATCAGGGTTCTTGATGATTTCCCCCGTAAGCCAGTTGTACTTTGGGGGTAGGTTATCAATGTAGGACGGTAGGCGTCTTTGTAACTTATCTATAAATCCTACAGCTTCCGAAAGTTCTGGGTATTCTCCAGAAAGCCGTGAGAACCCTTCAGTGACTTGAAGTGGTGCTATGGGTATAAAAGACGCCCCCATGTTTTCGATGATGTTGGTTAGTTTTGCTAGTTGCCTTGGGTCATCTGTCTGCATACCTTCTAAAAAGTTAGATACCCCTTGAAAGTACGCTTTATCCTGAAGGGTCTTAGACATAGCAAAGATAAGTGCTGGCAAGGCTTCAGTAAGTATGGGGTCATCAGGACCTAGGTGTTTCGTGCTGTCGAAGATATTTGCCATTGCACCGACAGGCATCATTATGGGGTCAGCGCGGTTATAGGAAACCCATTTATCACCTACAAGTATGCTGTAAGGTTGGTTCCCAGCGGCTCTCCAAAGCCTGTTTTGGTCTACTCCTACAGGACCAGAACCCGTTATTCGTCCCTCAAGGGCGGCAAAAGCAAACCCACCAATAATAGTTGAACCAAGGGCGACCCTACCAAGCATCTGCGCTTGTTCTTCGGGTGTACCGTTTTTCAAAATGTCGTCGTAGCTCTTTGTAAGGAAACCCGTAAGAGGAAGCATTGGAAGCGGGGTTCTTTGGCTTGCCCTTACAATCAGGTTTGTAGGGGTACGAACAAACGGGAGGAATAGCTGAAGTGTTGGGTGGTTTTGTGTGGCTCTTTGCAGAGTTAACGCACCAGAACCCTTCCGTAATTCTTCAGTAAACGTAACTTCCCTTGCGTATTGCAACGCGCCTTCATCAAGACCTTTGCCACTTTCATCGAAAGCCTCAGTGACTTTCTTTAAGGCATATTGTTTGACTTCTTTTTTGTTCTTTAGGGTGCCTTTGCTCATCAATTCTGAGGCTTCACGCATTGCCCCAGCAAACACACGCGCTCGGTAGTTTATCTGTTTAAAGAACTCGTCTTCGGACCCCAAGGCTCTTAGGGACCCACGCGAGGCTTTACCGATAGTGTCCAAGAACCTACCCATTATGGTATCACTGCGAATACCAACAAACCCAGAACTAATCTTATTCTGAACGTCACCACCGTCTAGTTTAGTGTTGGCAGGGTCCAGAAAGTTTTTCTCTGCCCTAAAGGATGAAGCTGCCAAACTCATTGAGTCTTTAATGGAAGAACTTAATCCTACTAGGTGGTAAACAGTGTCTTGGCGTATTTGCTTGGCTTCTGCACCAAAGGGGTTTCTGCCGTATGGAATAAAGGAACCTATGTATCTTTCCATAGGAACAATCATAGATTCCGTTGCGCCTGAAGCCACGTTAGTTATGTGGGTTTTTATGTTGAACAAAATCATTCCACGGAACAATTCCCCAACGCCATAGGCTGTTTTTTGCCCAACGGTTAACTTACGAAGCTGTGAAGTAGCCTTACCGACTTTCCCAAGGTTTCCACCAGAAGCTCTAACGGCAGTCACAAAGCGGTCTAAGCCTTCTTTACCCCCAAGGTCTGCCACAATATCAGCAGCGGCGTTACTGTCGAAAATCTTTTCTCGCCGCATCCTCAAGGCCCGACCCATTGGTGACTCAAGTTTCTGGGAGGCCGCTAGAAACTTATTAAAAGTCTCTATTTCCGCATGGACTATCGCTTGGTGGTCTGCGCTATTTTCATACCTGTTGTCATCTAATAACTTATATAGACGCTCAGAAGAGTTTAAAAGCATGGACTCAATGCTATGCAAAGTAACCATGGCCTCTTCGATGTTCCCAGCATGAAGGTACGCTGTGTCTAACCATTGTTTAGGGGTAAGGTTTGAAGACTCCGAAAGGCGCATTGCTACCGCCTCAGTAACATCATTGACGCTCTGCGTTCCCTTCATTTTATCAAGCAAAGGTTTAGAGGCGTTTATGGTTTGTTGGATTACAGCGGTTACTTCATCAGGAAAATCATCAGGTGCTATGGAAATGTCACCTTGTTGAGTCCTGTTGAATAGCTTGAAGGTTCCTGTTTTGGTGTTTTGGAAAACATCTGTGAGTTGCTGTGGGTCTGTAATACCCTTCAACGCTGCCGCAATCTGGTCCTCAGTAACTCTGGTGTCCACCTTTACCTTTGGGGTTTCCACTGTTTTGTTAACTGAGTTAACTTTTTCATTCAGGACTTCTTTAATCTTAGCTTTGGTGTCTGCCGCTTTGGTCTTTTCTCCGACCTTAATACCTAACCTACTAGCATACTCCATAAGAGGCTTTGCCGTTAGTCTGTCTATAAACTCATCGCGGTTTATACCGTACTTTTTGGCCTCTAGTTCTGTGTGGTTTAGAACGTCCTCAATTATTTTATCTTTGGGTAATCCC